CACATCCAAAGTATTTATAATCAGCACCTCTAAAAGTATAACTCTTATACACCATTGCTCTGCCGCAGGTACCACACTTCACTTTACGATAAAGCGGATAGGTCTTCGGTATAATGTTTTTTGTTTTCCCTTGCTTATAGAAAATCTCCTGTGCTTTCAGGAATTCTTCCTTCGTAACAATTCCCTCGTGCTTGCCTTCCACAATAAACTGTTCTTTCTTAGGCACAAATGCAGTATGCTTTCCACCAACACAAATTGTCTGCCTCTTATGACCTACGACAGCCCCATAATACATTTCCTGCTGCAGTATCTTCCTGAGATTATTATGATTCCAGCAAGCTCTCTCAGACATACCCTTAAACTTCTTTGCGTCTGTAATACTGCCCCGGTGATTCCACGCCACGTTCATTGAGAATTCTTGCCATGTCAATCAATCTCATTTTTGCGATAGCCATATCAAATATCTCTCTGACAACTGCTGCCGCTTCCGGATCTATAATCAGCTTATGCTTATCATCCGGATCTTTCATAAGACCATACGGCACATGACCGCCAAGATATTTTCCTTGCTTCATCTTCTGATACTTGGCGGTCTTAACCTTTACTGACAAATCCTTGCTGTAGTAATCGTAAACAATATTCTTCATAACCACATCAAGGCCGCCGGTAGTTCCCTTATAGTCCTGGCTGTCATAATGGTCATTGATTGAGATGAATCTAACACCCAGGAATGGAAATATTCTTTCCAGATAGTCTCCTAGTTCAATATAATCCCTTCCGAATCGTGAAAAGTCTTTTACGATTACACAGTTAATCTCGCCCTTTTTAATTTTTTCGAGCAGTCGTTCAAAAGAAGGTCGCTCGAAATTGGTGCCGGAATAACCGTCATCATAGAACTCATACTGCGCACATCCACAAAGCTCCGCATCGCAACTGATATAATTCTGAATCAAAGCCTTCTGATGTGAAACGCTTTCGCTCTCGCTCTTATTTTCTTTTTTCATCAGATCTCTGTCAGCCTGTGACAATCGAATATATTTTCCAATAACCCACTTACTCACTGCCGTCACCTGCCATTTCATGTGCTATCTGCTCCAGCAAGGATTTCTGCTCACCATAATTCAGCACTACTTCGATATGGTTACCCTCAAATATCCTTACAGAGCTGACAAGATGTTTTACCAACTCAGCATTAATCTCAGTGTAGTTTTCTGCATCATGCATTGCTTTCAGCCACTTATTATCAAGAGAAAGAGCACTATCTAATTGTTTCTTCTTGGTTTGCCATTCTGAAAGCTTTGTCTGAACAGAATCAGCCTCTTCATCATATTTTTTCTTGGCAAACTGATATTCTGCTTCATCAAGAATCCCTTCTGCAAAATTTTCAAACAATGTTTCTCTCTTACCATTTATTTTCTTTAACTCCTGAGACAAGTAGTTAATCTGACCAACATACTGATCCATCAGATTCTTTTCCTTAATGGAGCCTCGCATCTGACGGATTAGTTTTTCCTGCATCAATGCCATATCAATCTGAGACTTTATACATGAAAAGACTGCATCTGCGATAACCGGATATCTCGTATGATGTCTTGAACATTTGCGGTAGCCGCTATCCAGATAACCACCGCACACATAATACGCATGATTCTGATCAATGGGATATCTTTTATCTGTTGATTTCACAAAACGCATTCTCTTACCACAATCACCACAGTAAATCTTCCCCTTAAAGAAATTGATAATTTTAGCCCTATCCTCAGCATTTGCAGCCATCTTCTCAGCAAACTTTTCTGCCCTGTCATCAAACATCTTCTGAACCCTGTCAAACAACTCCTGGCTTACAATCGGCTCATGAGCATCCGGCACATATCTCCATTCTTCTTCCGGAGCACGATGCATTTTAATACCTTCATATAAAGACTTTGGAATTCTGCCATACACGATACATCCTGTATATGTAGGATTCTTCATAATATCGATTATCGTTCTGCCCTGCCAGATGGTATGCTTATACTTCTCAGCTCTCCAGATTCCCAGTTCGACCTTGCGCCTTGCAGGTGTGATAGCGTCCATGTCATTCAGTCTCTTGCAGATTTCACTGTGTGATACACCCTCAGCTTTCCACTCAAAAATCATTCGCACATAATGGGCCGTTTCCATATCTACCTCATATCTGTAAGCCACAGTCTTTGACTTCACATATCCATATGGTGCAAATGCCGGAAGAAACTCTCCCTTCTCCTGTCTGGCTCTGAATGATGTGATAATCTTTCTGGAGATATCCTTTGCATACACATCATTGATCATATTCTTCAAAGGAATCATCAGTGCACCCTCTGCATCATCAGAAATAAGACTGTCATATCCATCTGTAATAGAGATAAACCTTATTCCAAGAAACGGAAGAATCTTCTCCAGATACTCACCGGCTTCAATATAATCACGACCAAAGCGGCTAAGATCCTTAACCAGGATACATTTAATCCTTCCGCTTCTGACATCATCCATCATTCTCTTGAATTCCGGCCTGTCAAAATTCGTACCCTTCTCGCCGTTATCCTCATAAATATCATACAGTTTCAGATCCACATGTTCTTCCAGATATGCATTGCAGAAGCTGATCTGATTCTCAATAGAATCTCCATCGTCATCCTTACCGCTATTCTCAATCGACAGTCGGACATAAATTGCTGTTGCATAATAATTGCTTTCCTGTACCGGTGCTTCTATTACGGATCCGGTGGACTTTCTGCTCTTCCTTGCCATACCGCACCTCCTATGCCATCAGCTGAATCTTTACTTCATCAGAAATGTTTGCAAAAGAATCAATAATTCTGCTGTAATCATCCCAGTATCTCCAAGTAATATTTACTCCATTGCCTTCTTGAATCACAATCTGGTCAATGAGATCCACAACCATTCTTCTGGTAATTTCTGTCACATTCTGATATTTCTTGTAAACTCCAATCCACGCAAGACGCTCTCTGTTCTGGCTAACCGTCTGACTACGTTCCGTTTCAATAGCCGCAATAGCTGTTTCCGCTGCTTGAATCTTATCTGCATAGCTTTTCTTAAAAAGGAAATATTCTTCCTGTCCAATCATGCCCTCCTGCAGGTTCTCATACAGCTTCAATTTAAAGTTCTTATTACGTTCTATCTCTTCTTTCAGCTTCACAATCTGAGCATCATAATTAAAAACATTCTGTTGGCTTTCCGGAAGAGAATCCAATATTTCAACCATACGCTCCAGTTCCAGCACCATTCCAATCTGCGATTGCGCTCCCATAAGCACCGCATCCATCAGTATTGCTTCCTTAATGGAGTGCGTACTGCATCCTTTATTGGCTTTATGTGTGGAACACACAAAATAAGCGTATTCTTTATCTCCTATGACATAGCGTTTACGAACCATATTCTGCCTGCAGTAAGCACATTTGACATACCCAGATAAGGGATACACTGATTCCTCGTCCGGAGCACTTCTGATATCTCTCTTGAGAATCCCCTGGATATTTTCAAAATCCTCTCTACAAACAATAGCCTCATGAGAATTCTCCACACGAATCCAATCTGCTTCTTCCTTTGGCATAACCTTCTTAACCTTATAATTCGGCGTACCGCTTTTTCCTTGTACAAGCACACCGGTATAAATCTCATTGGTAAGAATTCTTGTAACAGATACCGGTGACCACATCGCTTGCTTATGTACCTTAAAATTGGTCTGTACCTTCATGCCAAGCGACAGCTTATACTCCATAGGACAGAGTACACCCTGCATATTCAGCTTATCTGCAATTCTTCCCTGACTCATGCCTTCTAGCTTCCATTTAAAAATCGCTCTGACCACCTCAGATGCAAATGTATCAACCACAAGCTTATTATGATCCTCTTCATCTTTCAGATAGCCATATACTGCAAAGGCTCCGATAAACTGTCCCTTTTTTCTCTTTATCTCCAGCTGGCTTCTGATTTTCACGGAAATATCCTTACAGTAAGCATCATTGATAAGATTCTTAAAAGGAATAATTAAAGAATCCGACTGATTCTTATCCAGGCTGTCATAACTGTCATTGATCGCAATGAAACGTACTCCCATAAAAGGAAATACTCGCTCAATATAATTGCCTGCCTCTATATAGTTTCTTCCAAAACGGGAAAGGTCTTTGACAACCACGCAGTTCACTTTTCCAGAGCGGATTTCATCCATCATCTCCTGGAACGCAGGTCTGTCAAAATTGACACCGGAATATCCATCATCAGTCTTTTCTGATACAACATGGATTTCCGGATGCTTCGATAAAAAGTCCCTGATCAGAGCTTTCTGATTTGTAATGCTGTAACTTTCAAGCTTATCACCATCATCACGTGACAATCTGGCGTATATACACGCATTGTAATTCTTTGTAATACTCATAACCTTGAATCTCCTTCCTGATTTGCTCAGTCAGAAGCTCTCGGCTTTTCT